ACGCCGAGCCAAGTCTTTCTTGCCGCATGGGTGTTGTCGGAAGGCAAGCCGTTTCATGTCAGGCTCAAGGCGATGCTCGACCGTAAGTGGTATGAGCAGGCGGCGCAGTGGCTTACCAATTTGAACGATGAGCTGATCAAAGCGGCGACCGAGAGCGATGAGAATAGGGCGCTGCATGTCGCGATGATCGAGCGCGCCACACTGCCGAGGCTGCATTCGTAATGCCAATCGACGCCCGCCTGTTTGAACAGTTGCGTGCCATCCACGAGCCGAAGGTGCGCGAGGCGTTTATCGACTCTATCAGGGAGTTGGTCGATAGCGTGACGTTGCGTGCGGTTGTCGAGCGGCTTGAGCGGGGCGACGTGAACGGCGCGCTGGACGCGTTGCACCTCGACGCCGATGCGTTTGCGCGTTTAGAGCTTGCTATTCAGACCGCATATAATGATGGCGGTCAGGCCACGGTTGATAACTTGCCGCTGTTGCGCGATCCGAACGGTGCCCGCGTCGTATTCCGGTTCTCGGTGCGCAATCCTGCTGCTGAATTGTGGCTCAAGTTGCATTCAAGCCAGCTTGTGACCGCGATAGTGAACGATCAGCGCGTCGCGCTGCGCACCGCGTTTAGCGATGGGCTGGCACAAGGACAGAACCCGACGCGGACCGCGCTTGACGTGATCGGTCGCGTGTCGCGGTCCAGCAATAGGCGAGAGGGCGGCGTTATTGGCCTGACCGCGCAGCAGGAGCGATATGTCGCTGCCGCCCGTCAGGAGCTCCTGTCCGGTGACGCCAACTATTTCACGCGCGGCCGACGTGACAGGCGTTTCGATGCAACGATCAAGGCTGCGATGAAGGACGGCAAGCCGCTCGACGCCGATTTTATTGCCCGCGCGACTGGCCGCTACGCCGACCGGCTGTTGCAGCTTCGCGGTGACGCCATTGGCCTCAATGAGACGATGACGGCGCTGGCCCGCTCGCGCAAAGATGCCATCGACCAGCAGATAGCGTCTGGCAAGATCGCGGCGCAGGACGTGACGAAGGTCTGGAAGCACACGCCGCAAGAGCATCCTCGTCTCGCCCATCAGGCGATGAACGGCCAGTCGGTGGCTTGGGGTGAGCAGTTTGTTTTGCCCAATGGGGCGCGGCTAGATTTCCCGCATGACCCGCAGGCGCCGGCCAGCGAGACGCTGTTTTGTAAATGCACCTACAGCATAAAAGTTGATGCGTTTGCTAATGTAGTGAGGCGGTTTAAGGCCGAGGCGGCGTGACGACACGTCTCTCGTTCGGCGCCCAGGTCGAAGCGTGGTGTCACAAGGTTGAAGGCGCGATAGAGGCAATTTTCAAAGAGAGCGTGCAAGAGCTGGTCGAACAGTCCGACGAACTCTTGAAAAATTTGGTTTACGCTCAGCCGCCCGCACCATCAGGCTACAAACGCACCGGCTTCCTGCGTTCGTCTCTCGTTATTTCAACCGCATCGATGCCACTGGCCGACCGGCCGCAAGGCACGCCGGACGGCGGCTACATGGCCGAGATCGAGGTGCGGATCGCCGGTGCTGAGTTGGGCGAGACGATCTACATCGGTTGGACCGCGAATTACGCTGGCTATGTCCACGACGGCGCGCGAGGCAACGCGCCTAAGCCTTGGGTCGAGCTGGTCGCACAACGCTGGCAGATGATCGTGGAGGCCAAAACGGCCGAAATTAAATCGCGTCTCGGTCTTTGACGCCCGGCACTTCATCGCTGTCCGTCTCGGACGCAATTAGCAAAGCAGTAGCCAATCCGGTTAGCGCCTGCCGCGCTGCCTTTAATGCAGTGTCGGCCCTTTTAGTCAGCCCCGCATCGTCGCCCAAGGCGCGGCGCGCTTCGACCAGCCGATCATGGGCCTGATTATCTGAGAGTTTAGCCACACCCGGACCATGCCATGCCGACCGTAGAGACAGCAACATGGCTGGCCGTTAAGGCCCGTATTTCCGCGCTTTCGATTGGCCTGACCGTGGCATGGCCGAACGAAAGTCTCGACCCAAAGCCAGCGTCTTATCTGCGCATCACCTGGTTGCCCAACACGAATAGGCGTTTGTTCCTCAACGGCGCCGACCCGCACCAACGCCTCTCTCTGCTGCGCGCCGACGTGTTTGCGCCTCGTAACCAAAATGCAGCAGTTGCCATCGAACTGGCCGGACAGGTCGCGGCGCATTTCCCGACTGATCTGCCGATGACCTATGGCGATATCGTGGCTCGCGTGACCAAAGCGCCTGATCCGGGCCAGCCGATCGATGACGACACGCATCTGTTAGTGCCGGTTTCAATTCCAATCGAGGTTTTTGCCTGAAAGGTTGGGAAAATTATAAAATCTTGCTAAAGTAAGCGGGCCGATTTGGTGCTTGTAACACCGCGTCGGCCCTGACCAAGCCAACCTGTAAGGAGGTTGAGATGGCTGACAAATCCGTATGCAAGATAGAAGGTTGTGGCAAGCCCGTTTTGGCGCGCGGATGGTGCAATTCGCATTACAAACGCTGGCGCGAATATAGTGACCCACTTGCAGGCGGAACGTCCTTAGGCGAACCAGCTCGTTATTTTCGTGAAGTTGTTTTGTCTTACGATGGTAGCGATTGCCTGATTTGGCCTTACGCCAAAGATGGGCCAGGATACGCAAAACTTTGGTTAGATGGTTCGGTCAAAACGGTTTCTCGCCTCGTTTGCGAACATTTCAAAGGTCCGCCACCTACGCCTCAACATGAGGCGGCTCATTCATGCGGAAATGGTAATGGCGGGTGTGTTGCCAAGAAACATTTGCGCTGGGCAACGTCGGTAGAAAACAAGGCCGACAAGATAGGACACGGCACGACTAATCGAGGCGAGCGGCAGGGCGCTCATAAACTCACAGAAGCGGATGTTCGCCAAATCCGTTCAATGTGTGGGTCTTTTTCGCAAAGCGAAATAGCAAAACAATTTGGGATAGATCAATCCACAGTCAGCGACATTCATCGGCGTAAACGCTGGGGCTGGCTTGATTGAATAGAAAAGCAATTCGCTGAACTTAACCAAGGGCCGTTTGACGGCCCTTTCTTTATGAGAGGAGAATTACTTTGGCCAACACAAACAAAGGGCGTCGCTTCTACATCGCGGTCACCGCGCCGGACGGCTCAACGCCGTCGCCGCAAAGCAGCGATCTGACGCAGGAACAGTTCGAGGCGCTGAACTGGCAAGAGGTCAAGAACGTCGGCTCGATCGGCGAAAGCGGCACGTCGACCAACGTTCCGACCTACGACGAACTTGGCACCGAGGTCACGCAGAAACAGAAGGGCATTTCGAACGCCGGCGACCCGACTGTGGAGTGCGCGCGCAACCCGACCGACAAGGGGCAGATGGCGATGCGCGCCGCCGCGCTGACCAAGCTCAATTATGCCTACAAGACCGAGGACAACGACGCGCCGTCCGGTTACACCAACTCGATTTACTACAATCGCGGTCTGGTGACCGGCCCGACGCGCCCGAATGGACGCAATGAGGATTTCATCCTCGAAGTGTTCACGCTCGGCCTCAATCAGAAAGAGGTTGTGGTCGATCCCGAGGCGCTGTCGGTTCCGGTCAACACGGTGTTGCCGTCGATCACTGGCGCCGATCTGGCGCAATCGACCGTGCTTACCGCCAATGAAGGTCTGTGGACCAACACGCCGACCGGATACGCCTATCAGTGGCAGAAAGACACGGATGGCAACGGCACGTTTGCCGACATTTCAGGAGCGACGGCCAAGACCTTCACATTGGCGGCCGGTCAGGCCGGTGACGCAGTTCGCGTTCAGGTCACGGCGAGCAACGCGGCTGGCGCCGGCACTGAGGTTTCGTCGCTGCCGGTCGGCCTGGTCGGCTCGTAATAGGTTCTGCGCGTGCAGACGGGCCGCTGCGTTGTCGGGACGTGGCGGCCCACCCGACGCCCGACATTGTTGAAGGTGAGAGATGGATATTTCCCAAGTTTACAATTACGAGCAGATTTTCACGTTGGAACTGGTGCGGCCCGATACCGACGAGAAGCTTGGCATCAAGTTTCAAATCCGGTCATCGTCAAGTTCTGAGTCAAAGAAGATTTTGCGCAAGCACGTCGATCAGGTCACGGAGCGCCAGCAGCGCGGTAAGCTGGTGCGCGGCGAGATGCGCTTACAGCAAGAGTTGGAAAAGGCGGCAAGTTGGATTGCGGGCTGGGAGTGGGGCGAGCACACCTACAACGGTGAAGTGCCTGCGTTCAGCTTCAACAAGGCGCTTGAACTGCTGGACAAAGAGGATTGGATTTACGCCCAGGTCAGCGAGGCTGCAAATAACCTCGCAAATTTTACCGCGAAGTAAGAGACGAGCTTTGTGAGGCGGTAAGGTTCGAGGTCCGCTGGAACAGCACGGACGAAAACGGCGAGACGCGGCGCAGCAGATATGAGCGGTTCGGACAGGACTTGCCTGAGCCGCCCGACGTTGAGAGTTATTTGCTCGACTGGTTCTGGGAGTTGAGCGCGGTCAGGTCCGCCGGCTTCTCTGGACCAAACGCCATCTCTTACAGCGAAATTAGTAGCTGGATCGCGCTGACCGGCAATGGCGTGTCGCCGGACGACGTTGCGGCGCTAAGAGCGATGGACGCTGCCTACTTGAACGCCGTGGCGAAAGAGCAGGCCGAAGCGGAAGAGCGAATGAAGGGCAAGAAGTAATGGACATCGCTCGGCTCGGTTACGAAATCGACAGCTCGCAGTCCGACAAGGCTGCGGGTTCGCTCGACCGCATGACGGCGGCGGCGAAGCGGGCAGAGGGTGGTGCGAAAACGCTGGCAACTGGTGCCAAGAGCGCGGCGGCGGCAGCGGCTGACCTTTCGGCAAAAGCCAATTCGGCGGCCCTATCGGCGGCAAAAATTGATGCCGCACTGAATGTTGGGGGCGCGGCAAAGTCAGCGCGCGAGTCTGCCGCTGCGTTCAAACAAGCCTTCGCGTTTGAGGGTGCGATAGACGCTGCCGTTGCCGACATCAACCTGCTTGGCAATTCGCTCGACGATTTGCGCGCCAAATACAATCCGCTTTACGCGAACAGCAAGCAATATGAAGCCGAGTTGAATGGCATCAATGACGCCGCCCGTATCGGCGCAATCACGTCGAAAGAGCAGGCAGCAGCGGTTGACCTTCTCAACAAGAGATACGCAGCCCTCTCGCCGCAGATGGGCGGCATCAATCGCGCGTTCGGCATGAACCGCCAGCTCATGTATCAGATGGTCGATATCGCGCAGGGCATTCCGCTCGCCCTGCAATCGCCTGTCTATGGTTTGCAGAACATCGCGATCCAGATGGGGCAGGTCGGCCAGCTCTATTACGGGCAGGGCGGGATGCGCGCTGCGCTCAAAGACATGAAGGCGATGCTGGGCGGCGCCGTGTCGAGCGTGTTGGGCCTGCTGACGCCTGTTCGTCTTTTGGGGTTGGGCGTTGCTGCTGCTGGCGCATTGGTGGTGGCGTCAGCCCTGTCATGGCTGCGCTACGGCAAGACGCTCGACGACGTGGCGCGACAGGCCGATACCACGACCAAATCGATGGCCGCGCTCAACAGCGCCGCGGCGTTCAAGGGCATCTCGGACAAAGACTTTTTCTCCGCGTCTGAGAACCTTGCAGCGAATATCTATGACGCCAAGGCTGGCATGGGCGGCTTGGCCGAACTGCTCGCGGTGAACGGCAAGCGCGCCGGCACGTTCGAGCAGACCATGGGCGCCGTTGCCGACATCATCAAGAACGCGGCCAACGATCAGCAACGGTTGAAGCTGCTGCAAGAGGCGGGGCTGCCCGCCAACATGCAGTGGGTCAATCTGATGCGCAACGGCGCTAGTGGGTTGGAGGAAGCGAAGCGGCAGGCCGTGGCGTTCGGCGGCGCGGCCAACGACAACATGATTGCCAAGGCCAAGGAGTTTGGCGAGGCGTGGGATAAGGCCGTCGTCAATTTGAAAACCGGCTTTCGTGGCTTGTTTCTCGACGCCTACGATGGGTTTCAAAAACTCATCGACATGGCAAAGGATGCAAAGACCTTATTCAAAATTGGCGCGAATGGCATTACCAGCATCGTCGTCAACGGCCGCTTGCCGACCATTCAAGAACTTCTCCCGCCATTGCCGGGCGCGAAGCCGTTGGGCCAAGGTGGCATTGGTGGCGATCCCGATCGCAATCTGACGCCTTCAAAGGCAGCCGTCGATCCAGCCATCGTAAAAGCCAATATCGCCGCACAACAGGCCTACTACAACATTCTCGGCCAGACCCTGACGGTTGATCAGCAGATTGCCAGTGTCGAAAATCAAATTCGGCAATATCACCTTGATCCAAAGGCGATAAAGCTGACTACGGATCAGATTGCAAATCTAGAACGTCTCGCCAAAGAACGCGCGCTCGGCCTCGATCAGATCAAGGCCGGAACGGATGCCTACAATGTTGAGGCCGCCTCGATCGGCATGTCGGCTGAAAAGGCCGCCGCCTATGCGCTGGTGCAGGGCCAGATCAACGAGCATATCCGCAACGGCAATCCGCTCCGCGCCGACGAAATCGCGCTGCTTGAGCAGGAAGGCGACAAATACGCCGCCGCGATGAAGAAGGCGAACGATCTGCAATTCGCTAAGGATGGTGTGAAGG